TCATAGCTTGCTCCCTCACCTTCCGCGATGCTGGTGGACATTATACCGTCGGTGATATATACCCTGTCAAGCTTGTCAACAAACGGTTTAAGAAATTCAAGCCCCTCATATATTTGTTCATTGATTGGTTGTTGGTTTGATTTAGCATTTAAGACCTTTTCCAAGTCTGGCCATTTAATATTCAACAATGCAGTTCTAAGCCAGCTTCCACTTTTATAGTGAAATGAAATACTGGTGTCAGTCACTTGCGCTTGCAAGGGTGCTTCACCAATCCTTAGCATTTCATTAACTGCATCTTTTGGGATATTGCAAACAATTGGGAAACTTGAACCGACCCAATATTCAATGAGGGCCACATTGTTTGTGGCGAATGCGGAGTGACCTTTTAATAGCACCCCGTTAGACCAAGGCCTGGATGCATCCGCACCGATAAAAGTTGTTAGTGTTTTAAACGCTTCCAAAAGGGATTCACCGTTAATATCAAAAAACTCACCTTCGGGTATAACGTGAGGGGTTTCTTCGTCAACGCAATCTATGAAAGCTTTAAAGCGACCTGACTTAATATGTAACCTCCCCGCAGGGGTCATGCTCATTGACACAGTTTCTTGGCAGTTTTGAATCGCTTTAATGAATGGCGCTGCTTTGGGAATGCAATCAATATCCAAGTTAATTTTACTGCATAATGCCAGCGTTCCGTTAAAGCTTCTAACATACCCGTTTTCAATGCGGAAGTGGGTTAACGCGGGTATGAAATTTTTCTTAGCTACTGCGCCCTGAACAAACTTGAGTTCTGCTAACATTAAAAAAGCTCCTGCTGTTCGCTTTTAAATTTATTTGGATTCCCGGCGTCCATTTGTTTATTAATTTCTGTAAACGCCCAAAGGTTATACACAGCTCGGGATTCGTAAACTTTTGACAACCTGTCAAAATTGAACCCCTGCTTTTCAAACATTGTAAAGACTTTGCTTTGCATAATGCTAGGCAAGTTTTCAACATGCTGTCCAGCGTCGTGACGGCTTGGGGACTTTTCGGATACTGATAGCGGTCCAAATTCAGGAGTGATTACACTTCCGAACGCTGCTGATTGAATCCAGGATGACGAGTCACAACTCCACCACGGGTATCGCTCCATGATTGGAATTGCAGTAATACCAAACCCATGAACTTTTAGACGCGGGTTGCCACTACCGTCAGTGAGGTACTTGTCCCAAATTCGGTCAAGCCATATCATTAGTTGTTTTGGACTAGCCCCTACCATTCCTCCAAGTGTTATATAGTCATAATTCTTAATATACCATTCTAAATATCGCTCATCCTCACCAGCATGAAAGCAGGGTAACGGTCTGACCCCTTTGGCTTCCATAGCTAACTGGTTGTCATAAGTGAGCTGAGCGTCACCAATACCGTCAAGAACCGACGCCATCAAAATACCGTCTTCCTTTCTAATTATATCATCGTTTCTTTTTATATAATCACAATATGTCGGAAGGTCTAAATCAACCCCCAATGTAAACGCAGAGAAGGCTCCCGAGTCGAGAAATATTTTATCATTTCTCTCCCTGATTGCATTTACAAAAACATCTTTATGAATGTAATGGTATGACTCAAGCAGGTGGGGCAACCCATTGTCGACTATATCTTGCTCGTGCTCATTAAGTTTCAAGTATCGATTCGAATGCTTATAGCCGTTCGAATGCAGTGCCGCAATATAGATGAACACTTATGCAGTGCTCCCCGTGACATCCTGTCGAGTGATTGTGTGGAGCGTCCACCCATCATTATCTTCAATCCACTTGCGAACACTTACTACACAAGGTGAAAGAAAGAACATTCGCATGACGTTGGCATCAGCGGGCGTTGCTAGCTGGTAGCCCCAATCCTCGAACACCAGTTCAGGGTGATCAGCTCGCAGGCGGTCTAGCACGACCTTAGTGGCTTGAAGCGCACCCGTTTCCAGACGCTCGAAGCGGCATTGAACGGGAATGGCGCTGCCAGATTCGTTCCGACAGATTGCTGTTCTCAAAGTACCCATTAGTATTTATCTCCTTTGAACATTTCTTCCAATACATCATCCTCAACAGATACAGAACCAGTGGAGCGAGCTGCTTCCAATTCAGCGTCAGTGATTTGACCTGCTTCGTGCATCTCGCAAGCGTTTGCCCATGCTTCATCTTTGTTGTGAGCTTCACACGCTATAACTTCCTGATAATACCCGTCCATTTGATGTGTCCTTGTTTGCTTGTTTAACTAACCAGCCACAACAATAAGATAGATCCCTCAAGAATGCAAACGAATTGTGGATTTATTTTAATTCCTTGCAATAGCCATGAACTCAGAACGAGTTTCAGATTCATCACGGAAAGCCCCAGTGAGGGACGTTGTTATAGTGTGGTGACCCTGTTGACAAATCCCGCGTGATTCCATGCACATATGGCGCGCCTTAATCATTACTCCAACCCCTTTCGGGTTTAGGTTATCCTCCAACGCTTTTGAAATTTGATACGTTAGTCTTTCTTGCACCTGTAACCGGCGCGCGTATATGTCAACCAGCCGTGACAACTTTGACAGCCCTACAATTTTCCCGTCGGGAATATATGCGACTGTCGCTGTGCCAAAAATGTCCGCCATGTGGTGCTCACACTTGCTATAGATTGGAATATCTTTAACCACAACCATTTGATCATAGTCTTCGCCACCATCCTCAAAAACTTTTAAAATGTCTTTCGGGTCTTCATCATACCCTTTAAACCAATGTAAAAGAGCTTTAGCTACGCGCGTTGGCGTTTCTTGCAAACCCTCACGGGTTGGATCGTCTCCCGCGTACTGAATAATTCTTATAATGTTGTCCTCGATACCTGACTCAGCATCCCCTTCCCATGGAAAAACAATCCACTTCCCATTGTAAGGGTTTGACGGGTCGGTTTTGTCAACCAAAGCTAAGAAATCTTTTCCTGGATACTGCTCGCACCATTTTTTCTTAGTTGCCCCGCTATCGATAATGTCATCAAAAAAGAAATCAGCTTCATCGGGAGTGTCTACAATAATGACTTTGAATACAGTACTCAAAACGAAAGCAGCAGGAACCCCGCCCCTCGGTATAGGGTAGCAACGAAGCATGTCTTTATTTCGAAAGTACGGAATGTGGAGTAGGGCTAAGTCTTGAACTTGCGTGTTTGTTAATTTAATTTTCATTTCAGGTCCTGGATTAATTTTCGTAAACTATTGGGTCAAAGGTGTGGTTAATATGAAATGCAGTTTTTCGCATAAAACAAGGTCCACACTTTCCGCAATGGTACTCACCGTTTTTATAGCAACTCCAAGTCAATTCTAATGGTGCATTATTTTTTAAACCAAGTTTGACAATTTCGTGTTTCATTAAATCCCCAACAGGCATGAGGACTTCAACCCGTTTACCATCACCAACAGCAAACGGAAGCAGCTCATTAAACCTGCGAATAAAGTCAGGCTCATTGTCAGGGTAAGCACCTGCTTCTTCAAGATTATTACCGAGAGCAATATATTCGAAATTGTTGGCCTCGGCGTATGCGGTTGCCACACTTAGCATGACAAGATTTCTCGCGGGCACCCATTCGTGAGCGAACTCAGCACCTTCCTCTCCCCCTGCTATTTCAGAGTCTTTATCAAAAAGCCGCGAATCACTCGGGTCGTAAATGTTTAAAGGAAACTCTATGACATTTATCCCCATTTTTTCTCCGATAGCATTAATTGCAAAAACTTCCTGGCGTTCCGATCTACAACCATAAAGAAAATGAAGAAGACTAACCTCATGACCTTCGGCAACAAGCTGCGAAGCTGCTACCGTACTATCTAACCCCCCACTAGCAATCACAAGAGTCTTTGTGGCGCCCGCTTTCCTTACCCTTAAAGTATCAATCCGAACAACCAGTTCTCCACTTTCATATGCAAAATGAGCAGTACTATACGGGGTTAATGCAACGGGTGTTAATTCCTTTGGAAAATAATCTTTGCTACTAGCAAAGAAAACCCCAAGCTCATTTATCGCATACCAAACGGGCCGATAATTTGCAGCCACTAACATTTGATTCGGGTGCCTATCATGCTGTGCCAGGATTGCATAACTACCGACAAGCCTCTTAATGGTTTCCCTGAACGCTATGTAAGACTGATCTTGATTATCGAATAGCGGGGATTGTAACGATAAAGATTCCGCGATAGCCGCACTATCAATGCTGGTGGCGAGCTCACCTGTCCGAAGTTCTTTATCATTTGCGATTGTACCGTTGTGAACAATTGTCCAATCCTTACAGGTGTATGGCTGCTGATCACTATATTGCTTATTTGGAACGAATTCAGTTGTCGGTTCCGCTCTAAAATTAAACACCGCGTTAACTACTACCAGTGACTGACCATACTTATAAAGGTGGGGAAATTCAATACCTCCGGTTTCATGCCTAGTGATATCAAACCCTTCACGCGCGTAGCAAAATTCTTCGTTCTTATACAGCCCACGAAACCCAAAACCGTCGCGACCGCGCGCTCGACTTTCATTTAAAATGTGACCGAGAATTCTATCTGCCTTGGCGGCTTTTAATTCTGTGTCAATGCGATGAATTAGTGCTCCTACTATTGCGCACATTTAATCAACTCCTATTATTTTTTGAATTTGTAGTTGTAGGGTGTGACCGTATTTTTTACAGCTTTCAACAACCGCGGCAACGTGTTTGTGATTTTGCGCAATGTTTTTTGAATCCAATGGTTGTAAATATACATGCATTCCTTCGGGTGGGCGCGCCACCCGTGGACGGCACTTGTGGTTAAGTGCCAGCACTGGTAAGCCATCTTCAGGGTCAACGCTTTCACAACCCATGACGTACTTATAGCAGTCAGCTCGCTTTTCTATTTGCGGGTTGACTTTACCTGTTTTTGGACTGCAAACAACAATGACTGAATCATCAAGCTGGGGCGAAGGTGCGAGAGAACCGTTTGTTTCAATTTGCACCCAATACCCAAACGAAATAAGCATATTGATGAAGGGTGTTATATTTTGACGAAAAGGTTCGCCTCCGGTAATAACCACAAGGCAAGGCGAAGGCTGAAGTTTTATTACCTGATTGACCAGAACTTCTATTTTTGAGGTGACTCGGTTGCTTGTGTAATCAGTATCACAGCTCGGGCATTTTAGATTGCACCCTGCAAGTCTGACAAATACTGCTCGGTCACCTGTATGTGGGCCTTCACCTTGTATAGTGTAAAAGACTTCAACAACATCAAGAAAATTGCCGTTGCTTGAGGAATGCTTTTCGATCGGTTGCGTGTTTAACATTAGGTCTCCGGGAAGTGAACGTGATGGGTTTCGGAAGCCCGGCAATGCCGGGGCCCTAATGTTAGCAGGGCCCCGGCAAGTACAGCTAGATTATTTTGCTTTTGCTTTTGCTTTTGGTGCTTCGGCCTTTGGCAAGCTAATGCGACCAGTCACCCCGTGGAATTTCCGCCACCGGGCGTACTCAGCTTTGACGTTACCCTCATTCATACCTTCTTTCCGAGCTGCTTCAAGTAGCTCTTTAATAGGGGTTGGCTGTTTAAATGCCTTTGAAAGTGTGTCCGCAATGTTCCAAACCTTTCCACATACTGTTTCAGGTTTAGGATGGCGGATACCATTTTGTTCAGGTAATTGTGCCGCAAGCTTTTTCGCTGCAAGGGCTTCTTTCTTTACTTCCTGAGTAACTGAACTCTCAGCCTCTTTTAGATTTTTATTAGCGGTTTTCAAACCTGTCTTCAAAGTTTTGATTTGTGCTTTCTTAGCTTTGACAGCGTCTTTTTCTTCTTTTGCAATGCCATCAAGTTCCGCGGTTGCTTCCGCAATCTTAGCGGTAATTGCTTCTTTTTCAGATTTAGCTTCAATAACAGCTTCGTTCAACTTCTTCATTACATCACTCATTTCGTTCTCCGATTTTTATAATAAACTCTCTTCCCTTACGGAAGGTCAATAAACTTAACAGCATGCGCCGTGAATTGCAAGATTACATTCCGACTTGCTCCTTTTGCCATTTACCCAATTCCGAGCTGGCGCTAGTACGCTTGACACCCTGCATTTCAAGTTCATCCATTATCAACTTTCTAATTGCTAGAATCTTTTGTTTGTCTATAGGTTTACCATGCTCTTCCCACTGTTTGTCAGCGATTTTCCATATTAGCTCGCGACCCTTGCTTGGTGTATTGCCCGATCGGTTGCTCACCCTTGTATTGCTGTTGGCTGTTTTTTCGGTTGCGCTGTTAGCGGGTTCCTTGCGATTTAGCAGTGTTTCAATTTCAATATCCGAAATTTTCACGGCCTTACACGGGGGTGAAAATAAACCGTTCTTTTTTCCTGGGGCGAAACTTCCAAAAACATAAAACCAATTGGCATCGGAATCTTCAGTCACCTTTGCCGCTTGAGTTTCAGCTTCAAATTCGGTTGCTTGCGTTTCTTTAATCTTATCAACCAGTGAAAAAATCACCCTAACAAGCTGCATTTTTGATACTTTAGGGGGTTCGCTGTTGGTGATATTTCGATACAACATTTCTAATTCCATAGGGGTGAATTCTACAAAGCTTGCTTCACTCTCAACTGGAACGATATGGTAATTATTATTTTTAATTTCGATCCACGCCAGGTCAGCCAAAACTCGAAACGACTGGTGCTTGTGTGGGATAGTCATTTCATCCCGATTAATAAGAACATACATTTTTCAGCTCCAACCCGCCGGACCCAATAGCCCGGCGGGTTTAAATTAACCCTTTTTGACGTTATTGAATTTCCGCCACTGGTACAATTCAATGACCGCGTTGTTGTGGTTCCAACCTTCCACTTCCGCTTTCGCTTTGATGTCTTTTGGCATGGGTGAACGCTGGTTATCCGCTAAAAATTCGTCACAAGCATCCCAAATAGCGCGGCACTTACCACCAACCGATGGGCGAATAATACCGTTCTGCTCAGGTCGGTCTTTTTCAATTTTCAAACCCACTTTAGCCGATAGGCTTAGCGGCAAACCAAAGTCTTCGCAGCAAGCTAGGCAGCAAAATTCAGCTGTCACGTGTAATTCCATTTCGCGTATTGACTCAGCTGTATTGCTAGTGATCATCGTACCAGCTTTTAACTCAGCGTAGGTGTCAGCATTGTCACAATACCCGTTTGACAAGTGAGTTTCACAATGAGGGCAGTGGGTAAACGTACCAATAACCGCGTATTCACTCGATACGCCTAGTGGCGAAATAGTTTCAAGTTTCTCAACCCAACTCCAACGTCCGTCGGTATTCTCAACGAAGGTCAATTCTTTAAGGTTTAGTTCCTGGCGCTTTGCGCCTTTCTTTGCTGCTGCTTTAGTTGAATAAGTTTTCATATTGTACTCCGTTTTGGATAATGGTTGTTTTTCAACTGTTGCCCTTTTGCAACGTCTGAAACCTATTATAGATATCCAACGGAATGATGCAAGCGATATTTTAATTTATTTGATTTATTTTAAAAAGGTAGGTCATCATCAATGACTATGCGGTTTTTAAGGTCATTAAAGTGCGCACTCGGTACAGTCTTTTTCGGGAGGTCTAAACCAATTGACGGCGTATTTGTGCTCTTTTCTTCTTTTCCAAAGTGTGTACCGTCAAAACAGTGAGCCATTATTTCTGGATATTTTTTATTTATCCAGACCCTTAAACTTGTGACTGGAGTAAGCTGGTCACACAAAGCAATCCCCTCAGCGGTTGAGTTTGGGAAGTTTAAACCCGTTCTTTCACGCCACCATGTTTTGGCTTTATTTTGAGCGAACCCTTCGTGCTCGAAACAAACGTATTCTGAAAAGACCCGCAACCCACTATAATATGAAACCTTCATCATTAATGGTCGGTCTTGTTTTATATGGTCTGAATATGTGATGTGATCAATTTTAAATTCCTCGACCTGCGGCAGGTTGGCTTTAATGATTTCATCAGTGCTTGCGGTTTGGTGCAATCTGCTCCTAAATTTGAATTCATTACCGCACTCGGGGCAAAGTCTGACACTGGCGTGAACCCAAGTGTTGCAAAATTTGTTATCATCATTAATTGCTTCACAAAGTTTGACCGGCGCTTCACCCCCTTGCGCCTTGCCTTTCTTTTTCGGAAGAATTGGGTCGTTAATGGGTCCTAGCCTTCTTGTGTTTGCGCCGAAGTCCATAACCAAACAATTCTTTTTATTACTTTCTTGGATTGCTTGCAAGCGACCCTCGGTAGTGTCGAGGTCATGCCCAGGTGCATAAACGGGTCGAGTTCCCCTACCTAGCATCTGCACCCAAAGCCCCGGAGAGTTAGTGGGCCGCATATTCATTATCATATCAATCTCAGGATGGTCAAATCCCGTTGTCAATATGTTGTTGTTAACAATGCACCGAAGGTCACCATTCCGAAACTGCCGGATAGCTTTGTTGCGTTCAGCAGGTGACATTTTATATTTTTTATTACCACTGTGAACCGCTACCGCTTCAATTCCAAATCCTTGTAGAATTTCGGCAGTATGCAAAGCATGTTCAACCCCTGTAGTGAAGGTTAACCATGACGCTCGGTTGCCACCGGCTTCAATCGATTCCCTAACTGCTGCTTCAGTGAGTTCATATTTGTCAACTGCAATTTGAAGCTCTTTATCAATGAACTCGTTTCCACGCATATGAACGCCGTCAACACCCAATAAAAGGTTCGTTTGTTTTGGTATGAGTGGACAAATATAACCATCATCAACTAATTTATTAAAAGCATCCAACCCCGTTATATCATAACAAAGATCAGTGAAAATACCGTCGTCCTCAATAATCGGACCGTGACTTAACCTGTAAGGGGTCGCAGTAAGGCCACAGACTTTAAGATTCGGGTTGTATGAAAGCAAAGCGTTAATGAACTTGCGATACATAGTAGTATCTTTCGGGCTTACTAAATGCGCTTCATCAATTAATATAATGTCAACGTGGCCGAATTCTTCGGGGCGTCTTACAACTGAACCAATGCCCGCGAATATAATGTTGTCATATAAATCACGACGGTTAAGACTTGAGCTGTATATACCTGCTGGCGCTAGTGGCCAAATAATTCCAAGTTTCTCAAAGTTCTGCTCAATCAATTCTTTAACATGGGTCAAAACAATTATTCTTTGATTAGGGTATTTATCAAAGATTGAGCGAATGATACCTGCAATGACAAGCGACTTGCCAGTACCCGTGGGCATTGCAATAATAGGATTTCCTGTCTTACCGCTTTCAAAATAATTCCAAAACGATTGGACAGCTTCCCATTGATACGGTCTAAATTTCATTCAATGAACGGCTCATTGATATGCCAAGGTGCATAATTTCCAGTTGAAGGAATTGGTTTCTCACCCTTGTAACTATAGCCATCAATGAGCTCCAACGCTGCTTCTAAAACGGTTTCCGCTTGCTTTGCGTTTTCAATTTCATTTTGAAGCTCTGTCAACTTGTCATTGAGGGAGTCAATAAACATTTCATCGGCTTCAATGTTTTCGATATTGTATTTAAGCAAGTCCCGTTGATTCCCAGCTTGTGCGATAGCTGATTTACATTGTCGCAAAGTGTTTTGAAGTGACTTGGTTGTTGGTTGTAGGTAGTCAGCCCGTCTATAACCACTTTGTTCAATATGCTTTAAGTACAGCTCTTTGATTAACTGATACGCTTTTTGTTCTAAAGCAGGTTGACGATTTTTAATTTCACCCGTTGTATCGTAGTGCTTCCTTCTTTCAGGGTCACTAAGAATCTCATACGCTTTTTGAAGTTCCTGAAAGTTTGCGGTAGCATTGGGGTCGTTGGGGTTTTTGTCAGGGTGTAGTTTGCCAGCCTTCTTTTTATACGCGGTTTTTATACTGGCTTGCGCAGCGTTTTTTCTGACGCCTAAAACCTTATATAAAGACATCAGAATTTTCTCTCATGCTTGTCACAAGCTTCAAATTGTTGTTCTGTGGTTATAATCCCAAACTTAGGGGATCGTGGATTACCACACGACCATCTTCCATCAGTTTCAACAACGCTATTTAAACAAGTTCTACAATTCAGTTCAGGGGTTGCACCCTTGTGACAAACAGTGTAATGATCACACCACTTGCAACTGAACCAACCAGGACTCTGGCTTATTTTTTCAGGTGGATGTTCCGAGTAAACAAGTTTCACCCCCCTGTCAATAAATTGCTCAGCAATAGCATTGTCGAAGGGAATTATTTCGGCGTATAGTTCGTCAGTATTTTTATTGACTACCATATACAGCGTCGCGCTGAGCCCCATCTTCTTCATGTAAGTATTACACTGAACATAGTGTTCAAACTTAGCAGCTCGAACACCTTCTTTCTTTAATTTTAAAAATGGTTTTTCACCGCTGGTTTTACATTCAAGCAGGCAAGAGTTACCTTCGGGAAGATCAGGAACTCCAATAAGAATTCCGTCACCGCTTCCACCAAAGTGACCTCCAGCATCAGAAATCCTAAACTGTTTTCCGTTTTCGTCTTGTTGGTAAACCTTAACTCCAATCATTAGTAAAAGGGCAATAAAACGTGCTTCCTCAAGATGACCCCTATTAAATAACCTTAATATTCTACCTTCGAATTGCTTGCGGGTTGCCCAGCGCCATCCATACCAAATAGCGCGGGCACATTCATTTCCAATACCTGAAGCACCGAGGTGAGAACGAAACGGGAATTCGTCGGTTCTATATGCGTCACTCATGTGCGGAATAACTTGACCGAGTAATCCTCTGTAGGAGGATGCTTGATCTTTTCTAAGTCCTTCCTCAATAGCAAGGAGCGTCTTTGATGCTAAATAAACAGACATAACAATTCCTAAAAATAACCCGCCCGAAGGCGGGTTATAGGTGGGTCGAATAAATTAACTTATTGACCTTGTGCCCACGGTGGCATCCCTGCCACGGCTGCGGGTGCTGTTGGTGCTTGCGCTGCTGCTGGGGCGACTGGTGGTTGTGCCCAGGGCTGCTGTGCTGTTGGTGCTTGCGCTGCTGCTGGGGCGACTGGTGGTTGTGCAAACCCTTGTGGCGCTTGCTGTGCAAACCCTTGTGGCGCTTGCTGTGCTGGTGCCATGCCACTTGTTGCTGACGGGTCATTAATGTTCTTATACGCACTAATTTCATTGTTCGCGTCATAACCGTCTTTCGCTGGTTTCAACTTCACCTTGATTTTTATCGGTATGCCATGCAACTGCTGGCTATCCGCAACTTGAATGACACCAGTTGCATGAGCAATAGCTGACAGATCAGCATATGCAATTTCTTGTGCAACGGGGTTTGAATTGCGTACATTCAGATTCGTGTAGACCTTGCGGTTAGCATACTGACCATCAAGCACAGTGAAACGAAGTTTCAAATATGCACCATCACCAGCTTTTGTTGGCTTTAGTTCTGATTCATCAATTGAGGCGTTATACCAATCACTCGGGATTGGGTCAGGGGTGCCTGTGTTGGGGACGATATTGGTCGCGTCAAAATTTAGTTGAGCCATTTCTTAATCTCCTAGTATTTTATTAAAGATATATGTCAGGTTTGGCGGTTCAATGGTGACCAAAGAACCTGAACGATCTTTGGCCTCATATTGTAAATCGGGTTGAGTTTGCAGGAACCTATAAGTAGTTCCATCAGTGGCTTTATTAATACCAAGTCGAAACACCTCGTCGAAGAAATAAGGTAGTTTCTGACCCAGCTTTGAGCCTGGCATCGCGGGTCCATAACGGGTAATGCCACTGAGCTCATCTTTGCTCGGTTCCATTTTTGCACTCATAACAACATTCTTATCAGGCAAGTCGCGGAAGAGTCTTATTACTGTTTCCATCTTTTCAATGAGTTCACCGTATGCTTGACGCGGGTCTTTAACTTGCCTCTTCGCGTTATTTAATACCTGCTCACCAATTTCAGAAAGCGAATCAATATTGACCGTTTTAAATTGCTTTGCTTCAGCACTTTGCAAGCACCAGTTATAGGCTTCGGTAAGGTCTTCGACGGTTCGTATTTGAATGACGGGTACATTGTAGCAAATACCCTCGATCCCAACTCCAAACAACCGCTCAAGATTCTTTTTCTTTAGTGACAGCAAACCGGATTCGGCGCTAAGCACTAAGGGAGCGGGGGTTGTTGCTGAGAGGACGGTTTTCCCTGTTCCCGCTAAGCCGTATATGAGAGCTTTAACACCGGCTCGTGAAGATGCTTGCTCAGCTGTTGTAAATTCTAAAGGCATAATGCCCCCTTATTCAAGTTCAAATATAGTAGTAAACAATGCTTTTAATAGCTAGATATTATAAGTCAATTTCGTCCCGAAAACATTGAAAAGTCGGGAACCTTAGCTTGTCTTTTATACCCACTGGAAAGAACTGAAACTTTACCAGCTTTCCAATAATAGCATCCTGATATTCAAAATAATGTAACCGCTCATTATGACTCATTTTTCCCGGGGCCACTTCAATTTCTTCACCTTCTTTTATAAGAAGCTTATCATTATGAATAATATCGGCTGTGGCTTTCCCAATGATTGTTCCAACCATACCATTCGGAACCATGTTTTCGGCATGGGTAGCGCGCTCAGCATACCCGTTTGGCGTTTTGGTTTTTTCATTATTATTGGTTTGACCTTGTATTACAGCAGTGACCACAATTTCCGAATCCACAAATCGCTTCAACCTTAAATAGTTTGCTTCCTTAGCTGTTCCGCGTCCATATTTATAAAGCCCATCCTGGTCGCGTAAAATTGCTCCCTCATACCCCTCAAGGACAAGGCGTTGTTCAATTTCATTGACCTGTTCAACACTATGGGCAAGCTCAAAGGGTATGACCCAAATACGACTTCCCTGCTCGGGAAACTCTTTGTAAATATGTTCCACAATTTGCAGGAGGTTAGTGTACCGTTGAATATAACGAAGCTCATCGGTTTCACCTTCAATCACATAGTCAAACAAGCACCACCGAGTGGCAATTGCACCCTCGATAGTACTTAGAGCACTTGTGGTTGCGTTGCAAATGTGGTCACCAGTAATAAGACCCAGCACCATTTCACCGTCGAAACCGTCGAACAGGGTGTTGCTAAAGAAGGTAGTGTTGAGCTTATTCTTAAACGGTTTTCCACTTCTTGCAACCAGTTTTGAATTGATTGACAAAGCTCTCACCCCGTCAATTTTTGGAAATACCATAATTGGAAAAGTGACCTTATTTAAATCCGCGTCACACGCTAAGAAAGGACGCATTATGGGAGCCTCCGATACTTGTCATAAAGATCCATACTGTGTGGCAGGTAACGCCGAATCATATGGTCAATAGCTCTAGCGTACTTTTGTGATTCAACTTGAGCGTGGCTATGATCTCGCAACGCTAGGAAGTGCAGCAGGTTGTGAAGGTCTTGCTTCCATATCCAATGTGTATAATGATTCAGATGCAAAAATAGTCTGGCGTGTTCAGCAGCAACCCCTTGCTTCAAATAGTATTCATACTTTTCATAGGCAAGGTAGCATTGAGAATCTAAATCTTCTTTAAATATCTTTTGAATATTAGGGTGCAACGAATTATCCTGACCCTGCTTTGCGTTTGCAGGTTTACCACCAACAACTTCAGGTATATACCATTCCCTCGGAAGTTGTATATACCTGCCAGAAACTTCATTAATGCTAACCGTTCGGTGACGCACAAATTGACGCGCCACAAAGATTGGCATTTTCATTTCTACCCAGCATTCAACCATTTCGAATGGACTGGTATGCTTGTTTCGCATTAGGTAGTCAGCAAGCTTTAGGTCAGCCTCCCGTGTTCTGTCTTCGTCCATATTATTAAAAGACATTCGAGCAGTATTTGCGGGGTCAGTGTCGTCAGCATCAAAGTCTTGAAACTCACGTCGCGTCGGACCCGCTAAATTTCGTAGCTTGACAAATCCGTGGTCAAGGACCTTCACTGTTAATATATCACTCATTTCGCTTTTCCTTTCTTTGGCAAGTCGATACTGAGAGAGGGGGTTCCTGGTTTTATGATTAAACACTGGTCAACCAAGTTTCTTTCCTCAGCTGTCAATTTGTTGTATTCCGTTTTCGCCAGCGAAGGTTTAAACGCTACAATCTTATCGGGGCTTATACCCTGCTCAATAAACTGTTCTTTCAACGCTTCGAAAGCACCAATGTCAACGTCACGTGCGATTGGATAAATACCTTTAAGCAGGTAATCGGAGGGAAGCTGATAATTGTTTGTTCCCTCTTTAGGGTTAGGGAACACAGCGTTAAAAATTTTCTTTCGCAAAAGGATTTCTTTCGCTTTAATTTTTGTTAGATCTTTTGCCAGCTTTTCCCATTCTACAAGGTCGCTAATCTTAAACTCATTTTGAGGAATTTCTACCATATTATCACCTAATGATGTTCTGAAAAAATTGATTCAACAAACGCTTCTATTTCGTCATCGTTTATGGACTTGAGCGTTAATGTTTTTAATTTGGAGTCAATGCTTATAAAAACCCCGCCAGAGTTCTTATCCGCAACTGCCTCGGAAGGAAGGGTTACTATTCCACCCTCTTTTTGAATCATGTAAATAAGCGCCTGATTTAGAATGATCCGTTGCGCTTGCGCTGCAAGCTGCATTTCATCCATATCCATATCCATTTTTATTCCTATTCCTTAACTAACAGGGGTAAACTTTACACTGAGCTTCACAAGTTTGCAAACTGCAACCTCTGATTTAATGTCCTGTATCAACTACCCTAAAGCAGCGACCATGATAACCGTATAATTCGATGGCCTTGTCTTTACTCATTTCCACAATGTAACCACTGTCGATGGCTGTCTTAATAGTGTGGTCGAGCGCAAGCGTAGCCCCCAGCCGGTAATTCTGAAAGCACCTAACTTGGCTGGTTCTACCTTGTAAATACTTTCGAGGGACAATACCGGCGGTGACCATAGCGTCGGAAAGACCGTAGCTTGCAGGAACATTCCCTTGCAAATATTTCTTAAGTATATTTTGCAACTTGCGGAATCGCGACGTGTCATCAATACCAATGTCACCGTCGGCAACTTTGCGGAGCATAGCTTGCGCGTCATTAATAACTAAGTCAATCGCCCATCTTACATGAGCTGAGGTCATTAGTGGGTTAACGTGGTTATCAGACGCTGCTAATACCCCTGCCACCCGTATTGCTTTAAGGTGAGCGCGGTTCCATATTTGCCGGAGCGATTCGTCAGCTCCCGCTTCACGTATCTTCGAGTCGGAATGACCGTTAAATTCTTCCAACATTCTTTCAGCTTCCGGTTCCATTTTAATTTGGATAGCGTTACCGTGGGGGCTGTGAACAATGGAAATCGCATGGGAAGCAATATTTGCAAGCACGTTAGAAATCTCATCAGGGACTTGCATTACCTGATGTTTGTTTTCCGCAGGTCGCTCACCTAAGTATTCAATAATATTAAACCGTGATAAAAACCCGTCTTCCATCATTGACTGTGTGAGTGAGTCATAAAACGTGCCCGGAGTCGTTTCGCCAATCATGCTGTATGCCACCGCGTTAACCGAGCCTACATTTTGGTCTTTATTGGAATAACTAAGCCCACCCATAACTGACGCGGCGCCAGACTTTTGGTAAAGATGGGTCATTACTGTTCGCAACTGTTGCATCGGACCGTCTTTCCTATCCTCACTCATGCGTTGCAGTTTGCGACCCCACTCACCGCTCACGTTAACGAATGAACTATTTGAGTTCATTGCTTTGGTAAGTGCAGGTCCCGAAGCGTAGTCGGTAAAGTTTACAAATGGCGTGAGCACGTGACCACACTTGCTCCTCATTATATGCCCGATTCCACTGTGCATTGCTTCCTTACCAATCGCGGATCGCGCAATAAGAATGATATACAGGTTAATCCCCGTTTGACCGACATTGTACGCTTTGCCGGTAATACCAGCCATCAACCCCAATGCAGCAACAATTGAAACTTCCTTAACAGGCCTCGGTGAGCTTTGATAAATGAAGCCCGCGATAGCACCAACCAATCCAGGAGGCCATTCTAACCCCTCAACCTCGGGTGGAACATACGTTAGCTCATTCGGTTTGTTGCTGCTGTGAACAGACTGGTCTAAGTTCCTAACTATTTCTAATATTTTAGGACTGATTTTACCCGCCTCAGTTCTGGTTGTTGCCAGCAGGGTTGCAGCAAGTGATTCACCATGGGCTTGAATTGCTGCTTCACGTTCCTGCCTACCCCTTATTATTTGCAAGGTCCGGTCAAGATATACATTATTTTTAATTGCTTTTGACCGCGCGCCCAAAGCGGTTTGCCTAAACATACGCCGACACTGTGCATTGGATTTGGAGTAGAATGTCAGCATTGACATTAATGCAAGGTCAGCCTCGGATTGGCTGGGGAAATGGTATTGTTGGAAATTCCCTTCACAAAGGTCTTTAAACTTTTTAGCGTTTGAAGCACTTGCTGCTCGCTTCCAAATTTCCCCGTCTGTAAGTTCTTCCCCTACCTCAACCAGTTCAATAGTAGAACCACTGGTTCCGAATTGCTGAATAAGGTTATTAAGTATGAGCTCCCCGTCAACAACGGGTAGCGGTCTTGCTTGCAGTATGCGGGGAATCGCAACCCCGTTTAGAATGTGGTAATCAACTTCCGAAACAGGAACGCCAGTGCATATTATAAAGCGTTGCTGAGAATAAACCTCAACACCCTTGCCGCGCCGACCCGCGCCAATGTTACCCAGTACCCATATATGCAACCCCTTGCGCGATGCGCTGAGCTCGGTATAGCTTTGCGCGAACTGGACAATGCCAGAATAAAATGCCAGCTCTTGTTTCGGAGTACGCTTTTCCGGTGGGTATTGCTTACCCTGACTGTCAAAACTTTCAGCGTCTTTAACATCCAGGTCAATGCACGAAAACGGGTCTTCTGCAGTAAGTACAAATCCAATTCCACACGAATATTTTACTGCTAGTGAGCAAGCAGTATCAAAGTCATGCCACGGCCCCTCAACCGGACTGGCATGGTAAAGTCCATTCGAACCTGCTAAGTACGGAGCTTTGTCGGGACCCGCTAAACACCACTGAGCCCGCTGTTGCATCTGTACTGGCAAGCGCCAAAATTCTGCGCCGACCAGTGATGTCATTTAAGTTCGCCCCGCCTTGATGCTAAAGCAATTGACCAAGCATCCAAGAAGGGTCGCGTCTTTTCGCGCTCCCAAATAAATACTCGAGCACCTGTAACAATGACCGGATCAGGTAGCATACCGCGTCGACGTGCATCTAAGATTGTTGATCTATCCACCCCCAACTCTTTTTGAATTTCTGAACTGGTGATATAAATATCGTCGAATCGCTGTTGCGCGGTATCAAACTGATTCATTAACGCTTCCTTACTACAAATGAAATGGGGTTGCCATTATAGTGCGCTTGTTGGGTTATCGCAACCTATAAAAATTGTTCCCGCTTGGGTTTGCCATTGACTTTTAACTCAGTGTGCTTTGCTAATACTAATTGAGCGTGATTACTGATAGCTTCTAACCGTTGATGATACAGTTCATTGACTTTTTGTATTTCATCCCTCAACCTGCTAACCTCTTCATCCTTCCACGCTTTAGCGTCAATTTCATCCTCAGCTTTTAGTTTGCATGCGTTAATATAATTAACCCATGCTGCTGAGTTGTCCTTTTTGTATTGTTTACAAGCAGCAACCCATTCCTGGAATCCCGGCTTTGGTTGCTTGACCCGCTTTTCTTTCTTTTCCCGCTTTGCTTTCGGTGGTTTAGGTGCATCGGATACCTCGTGCTCACCCCAGTAGTCACTTGGATGTTGCGGGTTCGTTAGGCAGCTGACGCCCAAGTCAACAATGTCAGCCATTGTTTGACTGTTGACGTATATTATTGAATCGCTACCCGAGAACGCTTTATATAGCTCCGGGAATGCGAGTTGCATTGCGAAATGTGAAAAGAAGAAATACGGGGTTGACTGGTTTTCTGAACTCGCGACGTCATAAAATGCAAAGTCATCCTCATTGTGTTTAACCACAATAGTTCCCTCGTCCACTGCATCCGACAAACGCTGCTTCGCTTCAGGTGTTCCGCTGTTTTGGATGTCCCAAAGTATTTTCGTCGCTCTGTCCCTAATGCCCAAAGCGAGCTTTCCTGTTTGCATAACCCTGTAAAAGTCCGCGCTGGCATAAAGAGTGCCTTTGATATTTTCTGTTGCTGTGAAATAGTCCATAAAATTACCTTTTAGATGTTGTTTTGGTGGTGCAAGTTTAACCGGCTACCTTTTGCAATACTAGATAAGGTGGGGGGAAGGGTGGGGGGCCCCTGTTAATATGCGTAAACGGGAAACTATAATAATTTAATCCGAAAATGCTAAGTATATATATTTATTTAAACAATATTATAACCCAGAGTATGGATAACAACCCCCTTCCATACCATATAGTACTGTTTTTTATTATTTACTGTTTAATTATAGTATTATTATTATTACTATATATAAGGTCAACCGCTGCAAACACTGCGGTGATAAGTTTAATCCGGAATTATTACCCCTATCTATGACTTGCAACACCTATGACCCCGAGCCTCCCCCTGCAAGGGGTTATATCATAGGGGGATATTCGGAATTTAAAATTAATTTTAAAAATAGATTGATAAGGTATTGACACCTCACATCTAATAGGGTATATTTGTTTTAAGATTTAATTGATTACTAACAAAGGAATCACCTAATGCTTAACCAACTAGACCAGCAAATTCAAGCTATGAGTCGGGATGATTTATATGAAGCTTTATATCTCGACCCTCTAACCAAAGTTCACAACCGCTTAGCATTCGAAAAGCTTGAAGTCGGGCCCATAGCAATTATTGACCTGGATTCGCTAAAGTACGTTAACGACAGCTTAGGTCACCGCGCAGGCGACGATCTGCTGGTCGGGCTGGGTAATGCACTGCGCGAAGTGTTCGGTCAGGACAACGTGTTCCGCTTAGGTGATGAGTTTGTGGTTAGGGGTCACCTTCAGTATGAGCTTAAAAAGGGCCTTATTAAGGTTGACAATAAATTTCCAAGGTTTAGCTATGGAATTGGAATGGTTCTAGCTGAGGCTGATGATAGCTTGAGGTTGCACAAGCTAACCCGGAAGAATTGTGGTAAACGTGCGCTTCGTGGTGAACCCCCCGTTTGGCTGTTAAAGTAAGCATAATGGCAAACACCCCTTCACTTAGAAAAAGAGCGCGGTTCCAATATCTTGTGCAGCAGGAAGGAAGGTGCTATAAAAGTGGCGCGGTGTTATTGGGTAAACCATCACCCACTAGGTTCGAGTTAAAAGTGACCCCACACCTCTCTGGCAATATGATAATCAATACCCAAAGGAAATCCAATGCCCCGACGTATTAAACGCATTACAACCATTATTTATGAATGTGACGAATGCCCCAACTTCGCTCATAGCGGTAGTTTCACTGCCGGTGGTGCTTTGCCACTGTGTATGAAAACCCGCGCACCGAGTTCACAGTTTGATGAGTACCCACAATATTCAGGTAAACATCGGATCCTTAAAACTATAAAAGATGGCATACCCGAATGGTGCCCACTGTAGGATATACTACTAATAGCCGGAGAATGGAATGACTAACCCAACAGCCGCATGGAGCAAAACAAATGAAAACGCACAGAATAGGTAGCGACTTCAGGGTTCAAACATACGACAAACCGAGCATCACACGCACTCTTTTTAAGATAAATAACTCGTCTACATTTGTCACCCCGGCTGAGTGCAAACGACTGCGTGATGCACTAATAGAGTTGCATCCACTGAACGAGGAATCGAGACCACTATGGGAGGAGGACTAATGAAAAAACCCGTTAAATACACCAACGATGAAATAGAAGTGGTGGCCATGTGCTGCCACCAGATGAATGCCATGTTCTGCGAGGCTCTAAATGATCTGAGCCAGTCACCCTGGCATGAGGCCCCGGACAATATCAAGGCCAGTGCTATAGACGGTGTGCGCTTTATCATTGATCGACCGGAGGCAGGCCCCGAAGCCCAGCACGAAAGCTGGCGGCGCTTTAAGACGGATGATGGCTGGGTTTACGGCAACGAAAAAGACGCCAAGAAGAAAACGCACCCTTGCATGGTGCCGTATGAGCGCCTTCCGCGTGAAGATCAGCTGAAGGATGAACTATTTTATGTGGTCGCACGGGCTAACCTGAAAAGGGTTAAAGCCCAACATGCTGTTATTAATTCGGAGAATGATGAACAAATCAACAACGATCGTGGGGATGCCACCCATGAACGGACCTAATGTGGTTAAAATAAATAGCTACCCTGAATCGGTGTTTCTAGTGGAACGAATCGAAAGCATAATTAACTTACACGGAACGAATATGAGTGTTTCGGAAGTGGTGGGTTGTTTGGAGTGTATTAAATTCGATGTTATTCAGCGCGCAAAAGATGCACAAGAATTTGAGGACGAGCTGTGAACCCACGGCTGGGCTGGGCGCGGTGATCAGGTTCCACGCCAGATATACGAAGCTGCGCGCTATCCGGGAGCGCCAAGAATTGCTGGCCTCTCTATAAAATTGTGTATGATTATAGACTTGACTTATCAGATGTTTCGTGTTATAATACATTTTTAATGGAGCTCCAATATGAATGAAGTCGCTTATGAATGGTGGCTTGAGACCGTTGATGAGTATGGTGACATCCACGAAAGCGAAATGGCTGCAAACATGCAACACGCCGTTCAAGTCAGTTGGCGGGCTGGGTACAATGTAACACTTCGGCGCCAATCCGGTAATGAAATTGAGGGTATATTATCCACGGGGTATGCCTACATGACCGACGGAATAATTGAGACAGAGTTCAGCAACGGTTTCAAAGTACCGAAGAACATAATAAAAGCCATAAACGATATATTGTTTTTCTGAGTAACCTGTTGTAGATTAATCCATAGGAGTAACACTATGAAAACATTCTCGACCCTTGCCTTGCTTATTGCTTGGATAATTTTCTTAATTACCGTTGGCCCTACTCACACTAAAGCCTCCCCTTACAGCCCTTGCCAATGCAGCGCCAACGGTTCATGCTACCGCCCCAGCGGTAACGCTTTGGAGATATAGCATGGATGATAGAGCAAGACTTCCCGTCATATCCGGTATAACAAAAGTTCAGCTTTGCGGTTGGTGCGACAAACCTTGCAAGGGTGAATTCTGTTGCAATGAATGTGAAGCGTTTCAAAAGGAAGACAACGGTGAGTGAACGTGAAGCGATGGGTGAATGCGGAGATTGTGGTCAACCAATTTATAAAGACGGGAAGCATAATAGCTTGTGCATTAAACCCTCGGAAACGCCACCCAAGTGGATGGATTCAAATAATGACTACCCTATAACCTTACCCATATTTGATAAGGAAAAGAAATGAGAATCTGGGCAACCCCCGTTCACCTTATGTGCGGGAAGCACTTGCGCGGTGAACACGTCGAGCTTCACATGTTTGCCAGTGTGATTGCTAAGGGCAAATCCGTTCAAGGATTTATTGATGACGGGTTATTTGATATTAACCAGCTTGCAAGCAGGCATGAAATTGTTGCTGCTGAAATGTTGCGTAGGGGTGGAAACCACCAAAGTCCACTTGATTTTAACGCTGCGCGTTACCCTCAAATAGAAACAACCAATCATATAGACGTAAGAGCTAACACATTTGAGCTGGCGCGTAGGTGCCCCGACTGTTGTGACCTTATTTCAACCTCACCAATTGCACTTCCCTTTAAACGGGGTGGCGATAAAACCTTTTTTCGCGATGGTGAATGGAGGATTATGATTACAGGTGAAATTCTGGATATCATGTTTACCACAAAACCGAAAGCTCTTTTTCACCTCGAACGGTTAAGACGTGCTATGACATTGAAAAGACAGGGCAGACTATGATCGACTTCATGGTGATTGGTTTACCGCGCTCGGGTACAGCGTGGGCAGCAAATTGGTTGACCACGGATTTCAGCTTTTGCATTCACGACCCATTAAACAGAATTCATTATTCTGAATGGGATATCGATAACGGTTATTTCCCAAAAGGTAGTATTAAGGGGGTCAGTTGCACTGGTATTTGGCGTTGGCCCGAGTTTGTTAATAGCCACCCCGCCAAGAAGTTAATTCTTAGGCGCGAATTTGGCAATGTCCAGGATAGCTTGTGGAGTAACAAACTTGAAGAAATTGAACCTGATGCTAACGTGCAGTTATCCCGAATTGAAGGGTTGCATATTCCCTATGAACACCTTTTTGACCCTACCGTGGCAAGTACCCTGTGGACCCACCTCTTAGGCACTGCGCCACACAACCTTTCGCGACATGCTAACTTGCGGGGGTTTAATGTTCAGCAGCAACCCGAATCTGTCCGCGTTGACAGGGGGTTGCAAACAAGGCTTCACAATGAATTGCTTTTGAAAACAATTTAAGGAACAACATAATGTCAAATCATAAGGTCGTGGCAACAGGTAGTGACTCAGATATATATAATGAGCTTGCTGAATTACAATGGGGTTTCAGAATGTATAAGCAAGCAATATTCTATGAGCGGATTTGTTATGCGATTGTTTTCACTGTATTAACATCGCTTGCGATATTCTAATTTTTTGCGGTATAGTATGTTTCGAGTCGCTGAAGCAACTGTAAGTCTTTGACTAAATCAGCCAGGACAGAGAACACCTGTAGGTGACGGGGATGACAATACACTATCACCAGTAGGCAAGACCGCGCCAACTGCCGCTGGCGGCTCATCATAACAGTGAGCGATAAGAATGTTATGGTTCTTTGACGTTTTTGTCTAGGGTGCTCAGGTCGACATGGTTCTTCCTGAGCACTTCTTTTTTTAAGGTATAAAATGACAACCAGAAAACACAGCCATTATTTTAAAGATGTTTCTTTGATCAGTGAAATTGATGTCTACCGCGTTTGCGAATTGTTTGCTGTTGACGACTCTAGTGGAGCCACTCAACACGCAATTAAAAAGCTTTTGCTTCCTGGACAACGGGGTGCAGGTAAAAGCAAGGTCAAAGATATTCAGGAAGCGATTGACACATTAACTAGACTTGTTGAAATTAGAGGTGGTGAATGATACAGTTTCCAAACAACTTATATCTTCTTATAAGCATTATGTTTCTTTCCGCTTGCGGGTTAGCTTCTGCAAATTATGTTGGCTGTTACCTTATGAGACCAACTAAAGAATTCCCCTTGTATTTAAAGACAATTGGGGCCGGTGCCTTAACTTTTATTTTTACCTTCACAATAATCGCAGTAATTTTTCTTCTTTTACTTACCGCTAAATATTGCGTTTCACTGATTGGATAATCGTGGCAATTAATATCAGAACGAAAGGTCAGGAAGGTGAGCGCGAAGCTGCAAAGTTTCTTAACGCTTGGGTCAATGATGTTAGAAAAGAATTTGGTTTAGCTTCTTACCCGAAGCAAGATGAACTATTTCAACGCAACCAAAATCAATCAGCGGTAGGGGGTTCGGATTTGGCTTCCCAGTTACCTTTAGAAATTGAAATTAAAAGACAGGAAGCACTTTCAGTCAATAGCTGGTGGAAGCAATGCCTTGCTTCCGCAAACCGCACCGGCGGAATTCCGATTTTAATGTTCCGTCAAAATAATAAGAAATGGCGGATTATTATGCTGGGTGAGCTTCCTATTTTACGGGAATCCGATACACGGTATTTGGCTCTTCCTGGATGCAAGGTTGAAATAGATCTTGATACTTTCGAGCATTGGTTTAAAGCTTTTTATTCAGAACAGTTGCGAAGCAACTAACAGCAACATGCGTTGAAGTGTTGCGGATAATAAAATCATCACCTATACTCCGATATTAATAACCGATGGCGGTTTAGGAGTATCCGGGCATGGGCCCTTCCCCTTATATTGATCCCCTTATAGCTGAAAAAGAATACACGCAAGAAGAAATTCTTTTGCGTAAAGCTTTTGTCACCGAATACATGGATTCTCGAAACGCTTACCGCGCTTGCGTGGAAATAGGTTTCCTCGAGGTATATGCTGCTGATTGGGCTAAGCGGTTTATGGGTGAGGGGTTAGTTCGGCGTCTTATTAGTGAAGCTCAAAGAAATGATACTGATACTGAAGTAACCCCCCGCCAAAGAAATTACCGTTCCTGGATGGAAGGTCACGCTACCTATTATGGCCTCGGCGCAAGTCATGGTGCTCGGGTAGCAGCTACCGCACATCTAATGAAGATGGAAGGTATGGAAGCGCCCTCGAAACTTGAGGGTGAGTTTACTTATAAGGGGGGTGTGATGGTTGTGCCACACCTACTAAGTGCGCAAGATTGGGCTGACAAAGCTTTTGCTTCACAGACCGAATTGAAAGAAACCGTTAGGGATTGACGGGGATAGCGTTTTATCATAACATTGCATAGCGTCACTCTATGGTGAGTTGACATTTCGTCGCGCTTTAGAGGGAACAAGGGTTATGAACGACCAGCATGATTTCTTAACAAAGCTTTTTGAAGCAGGGTTTGGATATATATGGCTGATGATGATTGCAATATGGGGCGGCACTGTGAATTATTTAAGTCGCATTAAACAAGGAAAAGTTGGAGCTTTTTCATTTATTGAACTTGTAGGCGAGTGGACTATTAGCGGGTTCGCTGGTTTGCTGTCAGCTTTTATTTGTATTGAGTCATCCCTAAGCTGGGAAATGACGGCATTCTTTACAGGGGTTTCGGGTCACCTTGGAGGTCGAGCTATTGCATTGTTCGAAGAATACGCGAAACAAAAATTCCCAGTGATTAACAAAGTGGTCAAAGAAGCTAAGGGTGATTTGAATAATGACGATGTTTAAAATAGCTTTCGATAGGGTATTTCATAACGAGGGTGGCTTTCAAAACGACCCAAATGACAGGGGGAATTGGACTTCGGGCGCCATTGGTGAGGGTGAGCTGAAAGGAACTAAGTATGGAATTTCGGCAATGAGTTACCCTAACATTGATATTGAAAATATGACCTTTGAAGACGCCCAAGAAATTTATCGCGTTGACTGGTGGCAGCGGTTGCGAATGGATTCCTTTCCGACTGTGTTGCAATACCAGATATTCGACGCTGCTATTAACCACGGTATGCGAAACGCAATTATAATTCTTCAACGCGCAATAGGGGCCAACGCTGACGGGGTTATTGGACCTCGGACTCGTCTAATGGTTTCCAAATTGGAAACCAATGACTTGGCGCTTTCTTTTATCGCTGAGCGGTTGGTTTTTATAACGAATATCCGAACTTGGGATAGGTACGGCAAAGGGTGGGCGCGGCGTATAGCTCACAATTTAAAAATGGCAGCAATCGACAATTGAGGGAAATATTATGAAATTATTTAGAAGTGTATTTGGGTTAGTATTCACGATTCTACTTACAATGCTATTCGCACCCATGCTAATGGCGGACGAAACGAGCCCACAGCTACTTGTCAGCTTTAGTGAAATTATGGCAATGCTACCCGCGTGGCTGGTTGCGATAACAAGTGTTGTGACTGCTGCAACTGCAATCACTGCATTGACTCCTAATCAGGCCGATAATGAATTTTTGGATAAAGTTTTAAAATTCCTAAACCTGTTAGCGGGTAACTTTGGCAAAAACAAAAACGCGGACAGCTAATGGCTTGGCTTGCTGTCTTAAAAGCTATCCTGGGCCTCGCTGGTTCACTTGCTGCTTACTTAAATAATAAGCAGTTACTTGACGCCGGTGAGGCTCAGGCTATTGTAAAGAGCTTGAACCATGCAAAAGAAACCATTAATAAAGCTACGGCTGCTCGCAATAAAGCTACTTCTGATTTCGACGATGCTAACGGGTTGCCAAACAATGATGACCCGAACCTCCGTGATTGACACAAGCTGCGATTCGTTTGTGGTTATTACTTATTCGCGAACGGATACTGAAGAAACTCGAAGACAAATTGTTGCGCACAATGCAGCGTGGAACGCTATTTGCAACCCATGAACCTCCCCTCAGCCACCTTGGATTATGAAGAACCCGAAATAATATGGGAACCGTTAAAAGGTTCGCAGACTTATGCAGTTTCTTGTCCCTGTAATCATATTCTTTATGAGGGTACTCGGGGCCCAGGAAAGACCGATGCTCAGCTTATGTATTTCAGACGCTTTGTTGGGTTGGGCTATGGACAATTCTGGCGCGGGGTTATATTTGACCGTGAGTATAAAAACCTCGATGACTTAATATCTAAATCCAAACGCTGGTATCGGCAATTCGGGGATGGCGCAAAATTCATAAGCAGTACCAGCCATCTCAAGTGGGTATGGCCCACAGGTGAAGAACTTTGGTTCAGGGTTATGAAGAATGAACAAGACTACTGGAATTATCACGGTCATGAATTTCCTTTTATTGGGTGGAACGAATTAACGAAGCACCCGAACGCTGATTTGTATGACATGGTAATGTCATTACACCGCCCCCGCTTTATTCCCGAACAGCACAGTCCGATTCCACGCAAGACAAAAGAAATAGAATTGCTTCCCGAAATACCGTTAGTCGTATTCAGCACGACCAATCCGTATGGCGTTGGGCATAATTGGGTTAAGCAGCGGTTTATTGACCCTGCTGCACCTGGACAAATGGTAAAAATAACAAAGGACGTTTTTAACCCGCGCACTCAAAAGCGGGAAGAAGTTACAAAAACTCAGGTCCGGTTATTTGGCTCATACAAAGAAAATATATATTTGAGCCCTGAATATATACTTGAACTAGAATCTATCAAAGACCCTAACAAGCGCCGCGCGTGGCTTTGGGGTGATTGGGATATTACGAGCGGTGGCATGTTCGACGATGTGTGGTCAGCACAAGTAAACATCGTCGAACCATTTACTATCCCTCACAGCTGGCGCATTTTTAGAAGTTTCGACTGGGGTTCTTCAGCACCTTTCAGCGTTGGTTGGTGGGCCGAAAGTGACGGTTCAGATATTCAAATTGGCAAGGGCAAATGGAAGTCAACCGTTAAAGGTGATATCTTTAGGATTGCTGAATGGTACGGTTGGAACGGGACTCCAAATAAGGGGGTTAGAATGTTAGCCACACAAATCTCAAAAGGTATTATTGAGCGTGAAATTAAAATGGGTTATTATGGTCGGGTAAAGCCAGGACCAGCGGATAACTCAATTAACGACGTGGCGAACGGTAATTGCATTGCAACTGATATGGCGCGCAAGGTTCGTATCGATGGCAAAGAATATAAAGGGGTCAGGTGGGCTCGAAGTGACAAATCTCCAGGAAGCCGAAAAAACGGTTGGGAAAAGTTACGGGTGGCGGTGTTTAATGCACACAACGATGAAGGTCCGAGGGAATATCCCGGTCTTTTTGTGTTCCGAAATTGCCAGGACGGATTTATAAGAACCGTCCCAAATATACCGCGTGACACTAAAGATCTGGATGACGTTGATACGGATGCGGAAGATCATGTTGCCGACGAGGCTCGCTATGTTATACTTTCGCTAGGTGACCGCTTCAATAGTGGTTTGACCGTTGGTTATTATTAAGAGGGACAGGTATGTCAGCTAAAATCATTCACCCGTTATATATTGCGGGTTCAAGTAAATGGCAACTTGGCCGGGATAGCTATGGCGGTGAAGATCTTATTAAAGATGCCGGGACGGAATACCTACCACCGACTTCCGGTCAAACTGAAGACGGACAGGGACAGGGCCAAAGCCCTGGTGACAAAGCTTACAAAGCATATAAGATGCGCGCGGTATACCCCGACATTTTTAAAGAAGCGGTTGAAGCTGCAATCGGTATTATGCACCGACAACCCCCTCTCATTGCACTACCAAAGCAATTGGAAGGGATGCTAGAAAATAGCACCTTGCTCGGTGAGAGCTTAGAAATGCTTTTGCGAAAAATTAATGCGAGGCAGCTGATAACGGGTCGGCTCGGTTTAATGGGTGACCTTAGAAAAGACGGTGAGGTATACCGTCCTGTCATTGCGCTATACAATGAGCTTTCGATTCGCAATTGGGATGACACGTCAATAAATGATGATGACGTTGATGTCCGCTTGGTTGTGCTTGACGAGTCTGGTTACGAAATGACTGATAGTTTCGAATGGGAGCAGGTTAATAAATACCGAGTTCTTGCACTGGTTGGTCCCGATGGTAAAATTGGCCCTGATGCTGGTAGGTATGGAACAACACTAATTGACGAAAGCGAAGACATTCGTGGTTTAGAGTTTACGCTTCCCAACTTCATGGGCAAGCAGCTTGACAAAATCCCCTTTGTATTTGTTAACAGCAAAGACCTATCACCTGTTCCTGATGTTCCACCTTTGGATGGCCTTGCCAAATTGTGCTTGGCTATATACAGGGGGGAAGCTGACTACCGACAGAACTTGTTTATGCAAGGTCAGGATACATTGGTTCGTATCGGTGCAAGCGGGGATGAGGATGACGTTGTGCGCACTGGCGCTGGCGCGCGTATTGACGTTCCGTTGGGTGGTGACGCCAAATACATCGGGGTGAGCTCGAATGGGCTCCCGGAGCAACGACAAGCCCTTGAAAACGATTATAGCCGGGCTATCCAAAAGAGTGGGCAGCTAGTTGACGCAACCAGTCGCGCAAAGGAAAGTGGTGACGCTTTAAGAATCAGGGTTGCTGCGCAAACTGCTACCCTGCCACAGATTGCCAAAACGGGTGCGGCGGGTTTAGAAAAGATTCTAAAGTTCATTGCGGAATGGTATGGCGCAAACCCTGACGAAGTTATTGTCACGCCAAACCTCAACTTTACTGATGCTGAAGGCAACGGGCAAACCTTTGTTCAGCTTATGCAAGCTAAAGGACTTGGAGCACCAATATCCGAACCGTCACTGCATAACTGGATGCAGGAACAAGGGTTTACGAACTTAACTTATGAGCAAGAACTTTCAGAGCTTGCTAATGAGGAACCCATGCCCGGCGCTGCTGTTGTAAGTCCAGTTGACGAAGGCGAAGAATAGTGACAACCGATATAATTCGTTTGCAGGGTACGGCAAGGAAGAAAGCTTTCCTTGCCCACAAGCAAGAAATGAAAGCTTATTTAAAAGCCATTAAGGCAACTGGTGCCCGAACCACTGAAGGCGTTATTACATCAGGGAAAACGATAAGGGCTTTCGATGAGCGTGATTAGAATTATATACGGGGATGAGGTTGAAGATTTTGGCACTCAAGCTTTTCAACCCATTGAAAAAGAACTCCGAAAGCTTATTAAAGATATCGAACCCAAACTTGCATCGGGTGAGAATTCCAATTGGGAAATTGTGTTTGATTTCCTCGAAGACGATAATGCGAAAATAGATGGGAGCCGTTTATATGTATCTATGAAAGATCAGAATAGACACGTTGTCCTTGAGCGTATTATTAACGTCAGCGACGGTACAATAATTCACACGGCCCTGGCGCTTGACAAGAGCTTGCAGGGTCAGAAGCTTTCCGACCGCTTTATGGCATTAACGGTTGAGCTCCGCAAATCGTATAAGCTCAAGACCGCTACGTTACACGCCAACATAGATATTGGCAGTTATACATGGTTGAGGAAAGGTGCAATCCCTGACGGTGGGTACGCCACGCTCGCTAACATAATTGAAGTGGGCCCCTTGCGTGACCAGTTTATAAGAAGAACAAACGGTTTTTCGCAAGCTGAGTTTAGAAGCTTTGTGTTCAGTAAAGAATTCCGGGAATACAAACCTGCTTTTCTAAACCGTCATTGGTACGGTGAGTTCAATCTTGAAGACAGGGTGACCCGTGTTGCTATGTTACGGGGAGCGAGTGCAGCGTCCAGCATGGTAGCAACCCTCACTCCTAAAGTAGCAACCCTCACTCCTAAAGCGGTCACAGCACTAACAACCAACGAAGAAATCCTTGACCGCTATATCAGGCATCAGACCTACTTGCTTCGCTATGCGGGCGGGTTAAGAAATCAAGTGCTCCCTATGCTTGCCAAAACTGAAAAAGGGGTTTATGAAAAAATCCTTTCCTATGTTGCTAAAGCCGAGGGGAACCGAACGCTGACTGGTGCAGCGGGTAGAAAGTGGCAAAGTGACTTTGAAAAGGTTTTAAGGAAGGTTCGCGCTCCCGGATGGGAAAACGCGAGCTCAGAAATTACCGAGCAGCTGAAACGATTAGCAGTGGCCGAAGCTGCTACGGGAGCAACTATTATTCAGGGCGCTTCGACCACTGTGTTAGGCTTAGCAATACCACCTGCGGAAAAGCTAATAGCTATCGTCAACAGCCAACCTTTCGAGGGCCGTACTTTAAAAGAGTGGTTGGCTAGAACTGAGGAAGCTGACGTTCAGCGATTGCTCACCCATACAAAGACCGGAATCATACGGGGGTTAACACCTTCCCAAATTGCTCGCTCCTCAATCGGTACTCAAGCAGCGGGGTACGGTGACGGGATTGTTCGAAAGTCATTTAAGGATATTGAAAGCGTTATTTTAACTCTTACCAATGGGATTCAAAATGAAGCGAAGCAAGCACTTTATCAAGCGAACTCAGATATTATTAAGAAAGAAATGTATGTGGCAACACTTGACGTCAGAACAACTATTGAATGCGCTGGCTTGGATGGACAGGTCTTTCCACAAGGTGAAGGCCCCATTCCGCCCCTTCATTTTAGGTGTAGGTCGTTACGAGTACCTTATTTAAACCCTGATAACTTTGGTGACAGGGGTTTTGATGAAAGAACTGAAAAGAAACTATTGCAGGAATACACCGATGAGGCTAAAATAGCCAACCATAAGGATCGAGGCTCGCTACCGAGGGGCCACAAAACTAAGTATGATGAATTCGCTCGCAGACGCGGTCGCGAAATGGTGGGTACAGTACCCGCGCAAACTACTTATAATGAGTGGTTGAAAAAACAGACCAATGATTTTCAAGACCAAGTGCTTGGCCCTACCCGAGCGGACATGTTTAGAAACGGTAATGTCAGCTTAGATAAATTTGTAGCGAGGGACGGGGATGTTTTAACCCTCGACGAGTTACGAAAAAAGGGATTAGAAGTCCCGGATTAATATAACGGTCAATGTTGACCAATAACGGAGTGATTCCAATGTTCGAAGAAAACTATGACAGCGAAGATGGTATCCCATCAGAAGTCCGCCACCTGTATAAAGAAAAAGACGGGCAATTTGTTTTAATTGGTGCGGGTGAATTAAAAACAGGTGATGATATTGCAAAGGTAATGGAAGGCCTGAGAAAAGAGCGCGTTGAACACAGCAAAACAAAGCACAAGCTTTCACAGTTTGGTGACCTCGACCCTGATGAAATTCACGTTAAACTTGATCGGATTGCGGAGCTTGAAGCTGCATCCGGTGGTAACATTGACGATGATAAGATTAACACCATTGTTGAAACCCGTATTAAAACAAAGACATCACCATTGGAACGCCAAATCCAAAAGCTGACAAGCGAACGTGATGAGCTGACTGGAACCGTTGCTTCTTATCAGACTAAGGAAACGAAGCGTACGATCCACGATGTGATTCGCAAAGCAGCAGGAACCGCAAAAATCCGGGACACTGCAATTGAAGACGCTTTGTTGGTAGGTGAAAACATTTTTCAGGTAGACGAGTCCGGTAATGTGGTTACGCGGGATAATGTTGGTGTCACTCCTGGCGTTGACCCCTTTGTATGGCTCAGTGAAGTTAAAACAAGTCGACCTCATTGGTGGCCTGAATCTCAGGGAGCTGGTGCAAAAGGTGGTGACGGTGGTGTGGGTGGAAAGAACCCATTTAGCAAAGACGGTTGGAACCTTACCGAGCAAGGTTCATTGATAAAAGAAAACCGCGCTCGCGCTGAACAAATGGCAAAATCAGCGGGAACTACAGTGGGTGGACAAAAGCCAAGTTAACGCTTGCAATTTATTATCAGTTGCTATTATACTTAAAGCGACATCAAAGATGATGTCGCTTTTTAATTTTGTTGGGCGCGCGGCTATGGGGCAGCGGCTCGGTGTAAAATCCAAGCCTTTCCTTAGGAGGAACTCAAAATGGCTACAGGTCCAATCACATTAATCTCGGACGTTGTCGTTCCGGAAATCTTTAACCCTTATGTTCAGCAAATGACCGAAGAGAAATCACGTTTGATTGCTTCCGGTGCTGTTGTTCGTTCTTCCGCACTTGACAGTGACCTTGCTGGTGGCGGTATCACCTTTAATGCACCTTCATTCAAAGACCTCGACAACGAAGCTGAAAATATCGGTGTTGATGATGCGGATGACGACTACACAGGTGGCACTGGAAACTCTGCTCCGAAAAAGACGGGAACTGCAACTGAAGTCGCTGTTCGTTTGTCACGTAACCAGTCCTGGTCAAGCGGTGACTTAACCGCAGCCCTTGCGGGTGCGGATCCAATGAGCAGCATTGCTGACCGCGTGTCAACCTACTGGGCACGACGTCTGCAAGCCGTGTTTGTTGCTACGGTGAATGGCGTCTTTGCTGATAACGATGATGCTCCGGCTACTACAGAGCACGTTATTGGTGACTTGACAAATGACGTCTCAGGCGTTTCTTACTCAGCCGGTGTTACTAACTTCAGCGCGGAAGCATTCATTGACGCTGCTGTTACCATGGGCGACAGTATGGGTGACCTATCAATGGTCTGTGTTCATTCAATTGTTTATGCGCGTATGCAAAAGAACAATTTGATTGACTTCATCCCTGACGCGCGCGGTGAAATAACAATTCCGACCTTCCTGGGCCGTGTTGTTATTGTTGACGATGGTGTTCCGACTCCTTCCAGTGGTGTTTACCACACTTGGCTCTTCGGTTCAAACGCGGTTCTATTGGGTATGGGTGCTCCTAAAGTACCAACCGAAACCCAGCGTAAGCCAGACTCAGGCAACGGTAGCGGTTCTGACGTTCTTTACAACCGTGTTGAGTGGGCGTTGCATCCTGTTGGCCACGCTTTTGGAGGCACTGCTTCAAAAGGTGGTCCGTCAAATGCTGCAACTTCAGGCATGCTTGCACATGAAGACTCATGGGCCCGTGTCTACTCTGAGCGGAAGCAAATTAAAATCGCACGTCTTATCACACGCGAATTTTAATAGCCATTAAAAAAGGGGGGTTAACCCCCCTTTTTTATTAATTGCTTTAGGAGATACAGAATGAAAGGTTTACAAAGATCTTTAAGTCGAGGCGACCCAGCCAGCCAAGAAATTGTTCGCGTAGATATTGCTATTAATAGCACGTTGACAATCACTGGCGTAGCTGACGCGGTGGATGCAGGAACAGCGGTAATCAGCGGTCTACCTCAGGGCAACTTGTTGTTCCTTGGTGCTGTTGTTTATGTACAAGTTGACGCAGGCAGTGACGCCAATGTTATTGACAATTGGAACGGTGATTTCGGTATTGGCTACGCGCCAAACGCAGATGTTGACTTAGCTGACGCGCAAGAAGATGCAATCATTGCATCAACCGCTTTGGATGCTGGTGCATCTGACAAGTTGGCCCCGCTGACCCGTGGTGCTTCAACCCAAACTGAACACGGTTTGATCATTGATAACACCGATGGAAGTTTGGAACTCAACTTTAATGTCTTGATTGATGACAATGTAATTACTGACGCCGAAGACGGCGTGTTTGTGGTTACTGGTTCACTGCACATGGCGTTCATTGTGTTGGGTGATGACTAAATAACCAGCCCTTCGGGGCTGGTTTTTAATAGGTAGTTATTATGAAAGACAAAATTATTGAAGCATTGGCACGGCTTGACACTGCTAATGACGAACATTGGACAACCGAAGGACTGCCGCGGTTGGATGTTATGAAAGAAATTGTTGGTGGTTCTGTTAGTCGGTCCGATGTTACCGAAGCGGTGAAAGGTTTCACTCGCAATAATCCGGAATCATTAAACCCCGTTGAAGAAGTTCAACCCCCTGTTGAAGCTCCCGAGGCTGACGATTTGGATTTACCCTCCGAAGTTGAAGCTTCTGAAGTTGATGCAGCTAATGAAGACTTGCTTACAGGTGAGGTTGAAGTAAGTGAGGTTGATGCTATTGAAGCTGAACTTGTTGCTGCTCGTGTTGCGCTAGTTGAAGCGCAAACGCGGGTAAACATCGCGTTGAAAGTAAAAGACGCTTTAATTGTTGCAGCTGAAAAGGTTGACAACCGTCGCAACTACAGTCTGGACGTTAAAGAATACCAGCGTTCGCAGCAAGCACAGCGTGAGCAGCAGTCAGTCCTTCGGGGCAATGCTGTGAAGGCTATTGTTGCAGCCAAAGACCGCTATTAAGGGGAACTGACGTGGTCGAAAAGAGTCGCTATCCAAACGGTTGGCCCAGCAACATGCAAGCGGCTCTTTATTACAACCGAAAAAACAGATTGGGCAGGCTCGCAGGGGATGAAACCCCTGTTGACCCTTTGGATCCTGCCGCCGTAATTGATGCCGATGCAGCCGTCGCTAAAATACCAACCGCGGCAAGTTATACGAAAGACATTACTTGGCAGATGGTCTACAACGAATCTGCGGCCGGGCGCTGGCAGTATATGCGCCATTGCTTTGTAATGAAAACCGATGCGACTGCAAATAAGTATATCGATTTAAAAGGGAGTGCGGTAATTACCCCGACGGGTAGTCCGGTATTTACTGCAAGAGGTGGTGTTCTTTTTGAGGCTGGTGTTTCAGCCTCACTCGATATTAACTTATCGGCTTTGTACGCTGACCGATTGCAGTATCAAATTGGCGGAATGATAACTGACTTAACCGCAACTGCCTCCGAAAATGTAACTATCTTTTCAGCAGTGAATCCCTCAGGTGCATCTAAGTCTCATAGTATAATTTGGGCTAATGCTATAAACCAATATAATATCAGTGCTTCGATAGGGTTTCCGCCTGGCAGCGGTATAGCAAGAACTTCTATTTTCAATAAAGTATTTACAATTAGGGCAACGGGAACCGCGCAAGGTTTAACAGGTGAATATAAAGACCTGACAACGACGGTTCCCATAACTGCTTATGCTGCCGGTTCGGCTGTTCTTCCAAACGAACTTCGATTTCACAAAGTAAATTCAGCAACTGCTTCAGTGGGAACCGTGTCCTTTAATTTGTTTTATGTCGCAGATATGGCAATGGACTTCGACGGATTTGCTGCGAACATGGAGCAAGCATTATATCACTTAGGATATGATGACTCCGGTTTAAGCAAAGCAATCCAAGACGGCGACAGCCTGCACCTATTCCGTGATAATGTAGCTCCGCAAGAAGATTATTATGGGTTCGTTGATTATATTCCTTCGCTGCCTGTTGCTAACCGATTCGACTTTAGTTTGGGCGGGCGTCAGCTTGCTACTATCGCAAGCGGAATCGCTGCTAAAATTAGTGCCAACCCAACTGCTGACTCGATGCTAGTTGGTGGGGGTATCAACGACATAAGAGATGGCGACCGCTTCAGCGAATTACAAGGGTATGCTGATACCATATTTTCAGCGTTTGATGCGTCCTCGCGGATTCGTTACCTAATTTGGAAAGAAGTAACGCCTCAGAAGGGAACCGATGTCGCACAGACATCCATACTAGAAGGTGATGGAACATTCGAAGCAGAGCAAGAAGCGACCGACCTATTTAATGAATACCTTAGAACTGAATCTGCGAAACGTCAGGGGTGTATAGTTCCAGGCTTGTATGCCGCACTTGAATCAAGCTCTGGAATTTTTAGGGATTACATGGAAGGTCTTATCAAAGATACTGTTGTGCCTCTGGTGGACACCAAAACAAACGGGAATAAGGGTATGCTAACAGTTGAAGGCTTACATACTAAACTTTTGGGCGCACAGGTAGCAGGCGCAATAGTTGAATCCGACATTGCTGTGATAAAATACTACACAGGAAATAGAGTCATATAATATGCCAGCTTTCCTAGTTGAAGACGGAACGGGTTTAGAACTTGCCACCTCATACGTGAGCGAGGCTTTTGCTGACGACTACTTAGGAACAGCATGGGCCGTTGATAGTGCAGCAAAACAAGCGGCGTTAATGACTGCGACGGAATACGCTGACGCTCGGTGGGGTCCAAAATTAAAGGGTCGCCCACTTGAAGAAATACAAGCGTTAGAATTTCCTAGAAGTTATTTATATAACCGTTATGGAAAATTAATCGAAGGGGTTCCTGGAGATTGGATGCGAGCGGTTTGTGGTTATGCCAAGCAATCAGTAGCGGGTACTTTATACCCAATCCCGCCGACGGGAACTGCGCAAGATGTTAAACGAAAGAAAACAGTAGTTGGCCCAATAACCACCGAAGTTGAATATCAGGGTATGGCTACCGCTGCAAGTTTTCTTTCGTTCCCATTACCTGACAAACTTGCAAAGCAATACACCACGGCAGGGCAAGGCGGGGTCATTAGAAGCTGATGGCTGCTTCAGATTCTTTTTATCAGGGGCTTGTAGTTGAGGTCAATGAAATTCTTGATAGTTTTGGAAAAGTATTTGCCGTTCGGGGCCTTGCAGCATACGACGCAGACGAATTAAGTGCGCTACCAGACACACAACGCTCAGTCACTGGTATAGTAGCTGATCAACAAACAGTATTGGCCCTAGCAGGTGACGCGGGAGCCACATGGGTAGCAACGAAAACTCTTATTTTGAAAGCTACCGCTGCTCCAGAAACAGGTGAAGAAGTACAGGTTGATTCAAAGTGGTATCCGCTTTCAAAACTGGTTCCTATCAAGCCCGCTGAAATTGTTGTTGTCTATTTATTGGACGTTACCCGATGAGCTTTAGTAAGGATTCTGTAAAATTTACTCAGAACGCTTTAGCCAATCTAGTTAAGGTGCGGCGGGTTTCTGCGTTTGACCTGTTTGCTGCTATCATTCTTTCTACTCCTGTTGATCAAGGAACGCTTCGGGGAAACTGGTTCGTTAGTTTAAATGCAGATACAAGCGAAACGACAACAGCCACTGACGGGAGTGGGCAAGCTACTATCTCCGCAGCCCAGGAAATCACAAATCGTAGCGGACTTGGGGAAGACATAGTCTTCACTAATAATTTGCCTTATGCAGCAAGAATTGAATTCGATGGCCACTCTGGTAAGGCCCCGAATGGCATGGTTAGAGTTAATACAACCCGTTGGAAAGATATAGTGACGCGCAATGTAAGGAAACTTCGAAGTGGCCTCTAATTACATTGATATTGAAAAGGCTTT